TTTCTCTTGGTGATTGTGTTCTTAAACTTACTGTACCGTCATCATTTTTAATAATAAATAACTTTTCTATTGCCGATTCAGCAACTCCGCTGCTTAAAGCTAAGTCATTAATATATCTTTTGGCTGCTTCTCCAATATCAAGTGGAGTGTCCCCAGCAGCTAGTCTAACAGCATTAATATTTTCTATTGCTTTTGCTGCGTTTTTTGATGCTTCAAAAACACCAGCGGAAATAGACTGTCCTTCTTTAGTATCTTTAAAAGCATTAATAGCAGCATCCCATGTTTGAAACTGAGAACCACTAGCTAATAATAGTCCTTCCCTTGAAAGAGAATTACTTAATGTTTCGTTTAGTTGTCTTACTTTTTCAGCTGGTGGTAATAACTCGTAACTAACACCAGACCTAGTTGGTATTTTTCCGCTTTCTAAACCAAACTGAACTGCTTCAATATATTTAAGTACAGCTGCGGATCTTTCAGCATATTTCATGTCTCCAGTTAGAACAAATAGTCTATTCGATAAATCTTTTAATCCTTCTTCTGTTGGGCTGGCTTTATAAGCGTATATAGATGCTTCTAACATACTTGAGCGAACAAGTTGATTTTTACTTTTATCGTATGCTCTACTAAAATCCCATATGTCAGTAGATAGTTTGTCGCGTAAAGATAAACCGTCTTGAATTAGTTTTATTTTTGTTGGGCCATCCTCAACCTGCTCTACTAAAGCAATAAAACCCTCATTAAAAGAATCATTAAATTGCTCTACAAACGATTCTTTCTTATCTGAAGACAATGCAAGTTCTAATGATTTAGCTACTATTGGGTCTGTTTTTTCTACATCAACAATACTAGAAGAACCGTCTAATAAACCTTCTTTTACTTTGGGAGTAATGGTGTATTGGGTTGCTAATCCAAGTTTAATATTATCCACAGCGGCTTGGGATTGAAGCTCTACCATACCCTCATTAGCCTGCGCAAATAACCCGTCAATATAGGGCGTTCCAGCTAAAGCTGGATTTTCTTTTACAAATTCATCAAGTGTTTCTCGTAAAACCATAGGTCCAAAATCTTGCGGTGGACCCATAAGTGGATTTTCTGCATTCTTTTTTAACGACTTTTCATACATAGATGCAGCAATTTCATTTGAAAAATCTTCGCCCCACGAATTAACTACCCTACGAACAAATGAAGATTTCCAAGCTTCTCCGCTAAATGTTGTAGTTGTTCGATTTAAAACATCGTTAAATTGTGTAATTTTTTCTTCGGGTGATAATGCTTTATTGGAATCAATTTCATCCCATTTACTTTCTACTTGTCGAATAGCGCGGTCATCAAAAGCTTTTGCAATACTGCCAAAGTTCTGTAAACCCTCTCCAACACCCTGAGCAATTTGAGCTAAGGCTAAATACTGGGCTTCTTCACTACCACGGCCTACTTCTTGTCTTGGTGGTGCTACTTGCATCTGACCGCCATAGAATTCGGCCTTTACAAACTCAATTGGATTACTTGTAGTTGCTGTTGGTTGTACTGGATCAATTTTTATTAAATTTCGTATATCCATTTTTTCTCCTTATTAACCTGTAGTAGCACCGCCACCACCCATAGAGCCGCCAATAATACCACCAGCAATAGCTCCACCAATTTGTAGACCACCTGATATATAACCAGCTGTTGAATAAATACTTCCATCTTCATAGCCTGGTCTATCTGGTGCTTGTCTGATGTTTGGAACGAATATATTTTCTGTTTTTTGAGACATAGCACCTCTGAATTCTCTGTCAATATTTTGCATTTCTGTTTTATAGTTTTTCTTTAATTGACTTGCGTTTCTAATTAAATCTAAATTTTGCGCAATAGAAAGGTTTGCATACATACCGCTGTTTACGGAAATATTTTTCATTGCCATAGCATTCATTAAAGAAGCCGCTGCTTGTGTGCTTTGATTAGCTAGCTGCCTATGCTGGAAAGAGTTTACATCCTTTAAATTGAAAGTTTTTTCTGTTTTTGTTCTATATGCAGAATCTGTAATTGCAGAGTTTCTTTTAGTTTGTTGTGCAAAGTTATATGCAGCCAAAAACTGTTCTCTTGCATTAAATGTTGCAGTTTCTTTGAGTTGAAATAACCAGTTTTGATATGCTTGTGCATTTCTTTGATCTGCGGCAGCTTCTTGGGCTCTACCTTGAGCCATAGTAGAAACGCCACCAGCAACGGCAGTTCCAATTAAAACAGCAGCTAAAAACGGCATTAATAACCTCTTTCTAAATATTTTATAATTTCACCTATTCTATTGTTTAGGTCTTCTGTATATACATGTAAAGCCGAGTTAAATTTATAAGACTCTAAGCTTTTTATTTGGTTGTTTATTAAGTCTTCTGGAGTAAGGTGTGAAAATAAACTACCTATTTCTGTTTGTTTTTCATCTTCCCATACCTTAGAAATACTTTTAAGTTGCTCTTGTTTATTTCTTCTTTCGAGAATTACAGCACATTGAATTCTACTTGGTTCAAAAAGAGATAAACCTTGTGGCCATAGTTTTATAACATGGCCATTAAATTTATCTGTTTTACTTAATTCAACAATGGTAAATGGATCTAGTTCCCAGTAGCCTGTTGGATTATGCTTTTTTATTGTAATACCAGGTAAAAACTTATTTCCCATAATAGGAATTCCGGCTTTTCGTAATTCATTCATTACAAATGAAGAACCAACCCTAGGACCATATCCAGTAACTATAGATATCATTACCAGCCCCATTGATTTTTTCTAGGTTTTTTATGATTTGTGGATATTAACTTTAAAGCTCCACTACTTGGAATATAATCACCAGCTCTGAAGTTTTCGGCCCAGTTTTTGACTCTTTTTTCCCACTCTTTTCTTTTATTGTCTTCTGAAGACTTTTCAGTATCTAGTTGCATATGTTCTTTATAGAATTCTACAGCAGCAGCCAAAGCATCAATTCTATCGTCATGTTTTAAAGCTCCGCGACCACGGTGCAATCTTGTTAATTGCATTTGATTTTCTTGATCCTTTAGGACCTTTCTATCTACTACTAAACGATGCATTGCCATAACCGGCTCTAGTATACTAATAATTCTAGTTTCTTTTTGTCCACTTACTCTATATTCTTCTACTGATACTTTACCACATTCTTTTGTTAAGAATGGTATTAATACTTTAGTAAACAATCCATCACCAAAGTTAGATTCAACTCTAACTAATTGTATATCATATTCTTGAATTAGTTTGGAGATCTTTAGTAATGTGGCATCATCGTATCCACCGGATAATCCAATAAGCTCATGTACAAATATCATCCCATTTAATACAGAAGTTATACAAACTCCTGTTTGGTCTGTACCTCTACCGGATGGGTCGATTGTAAGATGTCTATGTTGGAATGGCATATAGTTATCAGATGTATGCATTGGTTCTGGAATAATATCACCAGTGATACCAAACATGGGCATTCCTGGTAATTGGTTCTGACCCTGCCATACAATCAAATCTGGAGCTACGGATGGGTTAATATCCATAACAATAAGATCTCTAAGCTTAAGTGGATATCTATCGTTATCTGCTAAACTAGTTATCAGACGATACTGGAGAGCATAAGCACTAGGCCCCATTTTAGCCTGTCTGGCGGCTAGCTCTACTCGGTCGAACCGTTCGGGCTGTGTTGCTTCCCCTGGCTCTATATCAAGCTCTAGGACCCAGGGAGCCACGTCCTCGACTTCATGCGGTACGGTTGTATTTGGCATCTCTGCTGGGTACTTAATCATGGGGTAAGAACCCTTAAGGACATTGTAAATAGAGTCCTGATAATGGGGTGTACCTAGGAATATAACCCTAGATGGCTTATTGCGTATAGATTCAAGTTCATTTAACTTTTTGAGTAAGTTTTCTTTGCCAACTGGAGTTTCGTTTTTACCAGCTACTTCAATGTCATCTAGGATAATACGATCAGCGTGAAGACCTGTAATCTGACCTGTTATACCTCTAGCGGCACAGCTTAAATCTTGTGTAAACTTGGTTCTAACGGCTACGTTAAAACCAAGGGCATTATCTTTGTCGGTGTCACCGGGAATAAGATGCGAACAATATGGAACAACCGATAAGATTTTTCTAGCTTGTGACACAAAGTCAATTGCTTTACCTTGTGTATTAGAAAGTACTAGGAATGTACAATCTGGATTCTTTAACCACTCCCAACTAGCCAAGCAGGCAGTAATGGTAGATTTACCAGTACCGCGACCAGCAGCAATAATCTGATCTTCAGGACCCTCTTGAATCTGACGGGCTAGTTCATATTGAATTCGGGTGGGCTCCCCAAGGCCAAGGTGTTTAAAACAAAAGTATAAATGATTTCTAAAATCTTCAATGACTTCTTGGGGAACACGCATCCGAATCTCCTATCAATAAGCAGCTTTATTCATCTTGAACGGAGCTGCATTCTTCATGGCTAGTTCTACGGCTTCAATAGACTCGTTTGGAATCTTATTAACCTGATCCTTATGATCACTAAGGATACCGCGAACTACAGTATAAAAACCAGGAGTACACTTGTCTTCATCGCTAAAGTCAGCAATGAGGCGACTAATAAGCAACTCCTGTAACTTATTTAGTTGTTCTTTCATATTACTTGCTACCAAACTTACTAATTGGGAAGATGTGGCCAAGGACATAACCAACAACTAAGGTCATACCAGCAAACCAAAGACTACCTAAAAATGATTCCATATTATTTCTCCTTACTTAATTTAGTGTAAGCTGCATCAAAGGCTTTATCAGATGCCCGTAGTGCAGCAACCATTTCCCTGGGGGTAACTGGATCAGACTCGTCTAGTGTTTTCTTAGCTAGCTCTGCCTGCTCTAGTTTAGCTTTTGGGATAAATAAACCTAAAGAATAAAATATATTCTTAAGCAATGAACCTAACCCAGTATACCATAGTATAAAACATATAGCTAGGATACTAAGAGATATCATTATATAAGATAATAAATTAGCCCACCAAGGTACTTGATCTTCTACTTTGGTTAAAGCAACCAGAGTAGACTTAGTTAGATTAACTATAGTATCTTGTTCTTTCGATCCTAGATTACATTCATCTTGGATTGATTGAACATCTATAAACTCGGTTTTTGTGGCTTCCTCTATTCTAGTGAATCTTTCTTTAGAGGATTGAGCTAAAGAAGATACTTCATTAGCATTGTTTGCTATCTGGGCTGTAGGTGATTTACAAGAAGCAAGTAATAAAAAAACAAAAAGAATATATTTATACATTATTTTCGTCTTTCTAATTCTACTACTCTTTGTTTCAAGTCATCTAACATTGCTTTATGGGTGGCATCGTTGGAAGAAATTTGAATCTGTGCTTTTACCAGATCCTGTACAATAACTTTTAGTTCAACTAAATCCTCATTTGTTTTATCCAATAATTGTGATCTTTTGCCAATATCTACAAAAAAACCACCAACACCTATAGATAAAACAAGTAACTGAAACCACTGCAATACTACACTTGGGTTATTTTTTTTATCTGATATCATTGGTTCTCCTTAAGCTTCAGAAACAGCAGTTGGATTAAATCCACGATTACCATCTGTAGTACTGCCAGGTAAAGTTAATAATTCTAATGTAGCATCTGTGTTTAGAATACTTAATCTAATCCACAAATCACTTGGGATTCCAACATTTGTAAACTTAACGGCACATTCGTTTCTACCAGAAACAGAATATTTTTGTTGCGTAGTCCATATGTTTCTTCCAGCTGTACCATCATTATGTTCACTAAATACAGTCTTGGGTGTTGGGCCAGCACCCTTAGCATGAGCTCTAACCACATCTGGATTACCGCTTGTATTAGGAGTTCCTTCAAACTCTTCAATAAACTGAGCTTGATATCCAGTAAAATTATACCAATCGGTTGCTGTACCAGCAGTAAAACTACTAATACCAGAATTAAAATAGGTAGCTGCTGATGTTCCGTTTGTATACGAATATTGCTCTAAATCCCAATTAAATGGTCCACCACCAATTTCAGAATCAACAGTAGTATTATCCCTTGGAGGAACTGATGTTGTAACTGCTGTAACACCAGTAAAACTTTGTGGTGATGGTGCTCTAAATATTCTTGAATAACCAATAGATTTAATTCTAGGAACTTGTATAGCTATGGTAACAACTAATCTATTTACACCAGCAATTTGTTCAATAGCTTCATTTTTTACAAATACTTTTATCTTAGAGTGATCTACTCTTGATTTATTATAGTTACTACGAGCACCTGTTATGTTATTTTGAAAAACTTGATTTAATGCTGTTAGAATTGTTCTATCAGAAAATCTACTATTAGAAGCAAACCCATGTTCTAGAATAATAGCTGTTTTTAGTTTTGCTTGAATATTGTCTCTGAATTGAGAAGTAAGTCCAGATTTACAAACCAATCTAAATACATACTCATCAACCGGATCAGGAATAAATCTAGAAGCTTCGGAAAATAGTTTATTTGCATCAATATTTAAAAGATGTGTACCAATTAATCCTGTTTTTGTTGTTGGTTGTTGTAGTGAAGTTATTCTAATATCGTTTGGTCTATAAGGCCAAGGAAACCAATTACCACCATATGAATTAGTTAGTGGATTAGCCGCACCAGCGTATGTACCACCACTTACGCCAGTAGCGGAAAACATAGGAGTACTTCTTTGACCATTAAAAGCAAAAAAACTTATTGGGCCTCCAATTCCATTACCGCTTGCCGCAACACTCATCAAAAACCAATCAATATCAGCATGATGAAACATATATGGTTTAGTGGCTCCGACATTGTAAAAATTAGATGACCATTGCTCATTCCATCTTATCCATACTTCATCAGCTTTAAAAGAGCGGCCTGTTATAGTACTTGTAGTGCTACTGTTGGTATATGAACTAGTAGATGTTGTTGGTTTTGACCAACCTTCCCACCGAATTGTTTTTTTTAAATCATTCCAATCTGTTGTTGATGATAAAGGTACTTCTCGGGATTGATACCCACTTGTTCCTGTTAATGGATTATTAACAGTTCCTGTACCACCATCTGTTTCTACAGATAATTCTTCGCCAGTATTTGTTTTACTAGCTAAAGCAAGTGCTATTCTATTATAATAAATTATTTGTGTTGGTATTTTCCATAAAACATCAGCAGCAGTTTCATTTCCTTCTAGTCGTTTAAAACTTATATTCCTAAAGCCTTTATAATCAGCCCAAATTTGACTAGACTTTTTTTTCCTAGCAAACCGATCTCTAACGGGAAAAGCCACTTGTAATGTATCTTCAACACCAGAATGAATACTACCAAAAAACTCACCCTGATTACCTCCAGAAAAATCTTGTGGATTAGCAAATGCAAAATCTCTAAGACCATTTAAGTAAAAATCCATATATTTTACGTTTGATGCAATTTGATCTATTTGTAGTGGTGTTTGGTTTGTTCTTAAAATTGTATTTAATCCAGCAAGAAATTGACTTTCTGTAGTCTCTGTACCATCAGATGATCCTAAAGAACCAGCATTATGAAAAGCAGTTCCATTCATAATTGGTATGCTAGATAAATTAGATGTTGCACACTCAGGTACACTTAGGTAAAAGCTTTTAACACCATAGCCATGTAGCTTGGTTGTATATGTTGTACTACCGCCTGTAGTAATACTTGTAAAATAAGGAGATACTTTGTATGTTGTGGACCCACTTAAAACACCGTGTGATGTCATTAAAGTACCACCACCACTGTAATAACCATCTGTAGAATAAAGTTCTTCTGGTGAGTTCCAATACATGGATTTGTGATTATCTAAACAATCGTCATTAGAGGAGTCTACAATATTGCTTCTATTTTCATTTAAATTCCAAATAAACTTAACTTTAACTGGGTTTGCTATATTGGACCCAATATTTAGAAATCTAGTTTCAATAGATGCAAAATAATTTCTTGGATCTAAAACTAAATCTGGGTTTGTTTGGTTGGTTGGGATTGTTGTTTGCAAAATATGGTAAACAGTAGGAGGATCTGTTAATACCCAATTTCCATTTCCATTTTTAAATAGGTCTAAAGTACTTCCTACGTCAATACCATTAGTCCCCGTAGTTGTATAAGAAAAATTTGTTGATACGTTATGGAACGGTCTTTCTGGAAAAATTAAAGGAGAATCAAATATATTAAACAGTGTTGTTTTATTTTCCCATTTATTATTAGAGTTATTATATGCTAGTACCTGTTTGTTTTGTGGTGATATAATGTTAACATCAGAAATACTACCCAAATCTGTAGAAACACCATCACTAGCAACAAACTTAGTTCCAGTCCAACTTAATGTAGCTCCTGGATCTAAGTTTTCAAAATCAAATATAACAGGATTTGGACCACCTAAAGCTAAGAAGTTTAGTGAACTAGCGTTTACCAAAGTCCAGTATGTTGCGTTTGTTGGTACAATACCAGCGGTTGTAGCTAAAATACACCGATAAACATTACCATTTGTACTATAGTATACAACAGCATTTGGTTGATATGCAGTAGCAATAGACCAAGCCGGGAGGCTAGATGGTTCTGTATAAACATAGTTATACTCAGACCCAGCCAGTTCTTTTTCTTGAACTAAAAATAATAACTGATGCATTGCAGCATTTAATTCATTAGCCGATAGTTTTGCACCATCACTGAATACAGTTAACATTTTCTGGTCATTAGTTGATCTTCTAATCACTATTTGACCAGCAGGAGCTGTTGTAAACACAATATTAGTACCAACAAAGGTATAGTCTAAGTTTTCAACCTTAAGTGTTTCTGTTTGTCCTACACCAGCTCTAGTATAAACTTTAATTTGATTTGAAATTGGCAAATCACAAATATAGTAAATAGAATCATAGGAGTAGGTAGTACCAGAAGCGTTAAAAACAACTTCTATATTATTGATAAGAATTGAATTATTAGATGAATAGCTGTAACAAGGCATGGTTTCTCCTTTATTCTATACCTGTATTGAATGGACGCCAGTTTCCAATAATGTCAATATTTGTTATATTGCATGGCGTTGGATAGGGGCATTTTACAAATATTTTACAAGACTCTGAGAATGATAGAATCTTGGTAAAGTGCTCTCCTACTCCGTCAATTTTTATATTACCAGTAACTGATTGTAAGCTGTTAATGTTAAATGGAAAGAATGTAACCGTTGTTGTTGGTCTTCCATTCCTTTGAATAACTAAATCATAGCTACCCGTATTGAGGTGTTTGGTAGTTAGTCTCTTTAGGTTTAAAACACCCTCTACTACATTTGCTGAACCATCCCCAGCACCTCTAATGACTTGCTGAGATAGTTCAATTGACATTTCGTAACTTCTACCAACCCAAACCGAATTTGTTGTAAGTTTACCAGAAGCAATTACTTTGGTATAACCTGTAACACTATCTACAGATAAGCCAACTATATTAATATCGGTGTATGCATCGTTTCCCCAAGCTGCTGATTTAATAACATGATTAATTCTTGGATCATAGAATGGCAAGCTTAAGGTTGTATTAGTACCATCAAAATTCATAAATGCTGGTGTAATTAAAGTTAACCAGTCAATCATTGGGGTGGTAAATGGAACTGTTTCTAGTGATGTAAAGTAAACAGCAACTTTGCAATTTGATGAATTAGCTGTAGCTGGTCGTTTAGAGAGTAAGTATAAATCTTTTTCATATGACTTTAGTGCTACAATATCATCTTCTGGTGATAATATCCAACGATGAAATGCATTTTGGGCAATTTTTTCACCATTTGTTCTAAATACAAAATTATAAAGTTGATATCTAATGTTATCGTTTACCATATGAATAGAGTCTGTTGATGAGCTTGTGCTCAATACTCTTATATTATCTGGTAAATAATCCTTACAATGTTGGCTAACATCTACGGCGGTTGAGTATTCACTACTTGCGTTATTACTGCCTAAATACATGTACATTTTACCGCTGTTAGCAAAGAAAATATTATTACCAAGTTTTTGCGGTTCTGTTAATTTAGATGTACTATAAAAAGATGTAGGTCTAAATTCTACGTTAAACGGAGAAATACCGACATCAGCAGAACCACCGCGAATTTCAAACTGTAATGAACCAGCAGTAGAAACAAAGACTGTACTTTGAAATGGGACTAAATATGTAAGTTTGTTATAAACCCCAACACTAGCTTGAATATCAATTGGGTCTGTTTCGGTTAGGTTATTTACATCATTTACCCACCAATCAAAGTAATTATTTAATTTACTAGCAAAAATAGTATTTTCAGTAGCTACCCATAATCTATTTTTCCATACTGTAATTGATTGTATTGTTTCTTTTCTGGTAAAAGCTGTTGGACCTGGATTGCTAAGGTTTGTACCTGATTTTCTAGGTTGTACTGGTAACTGCCTTACTCGCCATAGACCACCATTTTTAACATCCTTATAGATAATAATTGGTAATCTTCGGTGATCAAATACAGAGTTTGGCGATTCCGATCTTACTCTTTCATAGTATGGATTTCTTTCATACCTAGTTGTTCTATAGAAGCTTACTGGAAAGCTCAGATAAGAATCTCTTGTTACAAATACTCTACCATAGCCATTTGTAGCACCAGCTCCTCGATCTAGTGCTGTTAGCGGAGATGTTAAATAATAATCGTCTTGTGAGAAATTAATATTACCACCACTTAAAGATATAATTCTTGGTGCGTCAACTAAATCATTTAATGTTCTTGTAGCCCGATAGCCGCAAAATGCACTTAAGTTTGTTTGAATAGTAGCAACAGGAAACTGAGGTATTCCTTCAAATGTTTCTTTGCTTTGCCCAATATCAACAACTTCTTGTGTTGTTGAGTCAACAGAAAGGTTAATATCATCTCTAACATTTTTCAAATAATTAGTATCACCAACTAAATCTTCGTTTTGTGGTGAATTTCCACTTCCTGTTGAAACTTTATAATTAATTACATCACCAGAATGAATATAATTATTAGTAGCAAAGGTTCCACCCCAGCCAGTAGAAGGTATACCAACAATTTCTAATGCACTATTATCCGGTAAATAATCTATTTCTATTCTTTTGTTCCAAAGAATAATACCTACATCAAAATCTGTAGATCCAAAGGTATCTTTTATTGATGCTGGAGACACATTAGTAACAGTTGATCTAGCTACTTTATAATTAGTAGTAATTGATTTATTACCATAAGTTAAGTATTCAAAAATTGCTCTATTAAATCCAGAAGTATTACTTGATGTAGTGCCTATAGTTGAATCTACGGTTTCTTTAACCCACTCAGTAGGTTCAATTCTATAAACAGTAATGAAGTTAGAAAGATTAATTTCGCCAGATGTTGGACTTATGTAATTTGAGGATGGCTCAAAATCATATCCAGCTCTGTTGATTATTATACAATAACGGTTAAACCCGTCAATATCTAAAAAGTGAAAATATAAATTATCTAAATTAAAATTAAGGTTAAGGGGTGGATTTAGAAATGGTATATCTAAATACGCACCCCCTAGCCCAGTATTAACGCTACTTAACGGTGGTCTTTTTTCGGCAGACCTCTCAAGCGTAACTAAGCAGTTATCAATGTTCTCTGCTTCAGTTGTCAATCGTTTCGTAGGTGATTGTCTACCTACACCACCGCTAAGGCTATTGATTGGAAGTCTTATAAATGCCATTAGAACCTCGTTCTAGTAAAGTACGGATCGTTAGAAAGAATACCTCGGCGGCTTACGGCAGCTCTAGTGCCTGGGTCGCCTAAGAAAATAGATCTATTTTTCTTGAATACATCAGAAGCTCTACCCCTAGCTCTATGGAATAGTTCATTGGTAGCAAGAATCTTATCAACATTAACATCACCTTGTGTTACCATTTGATATTCTCTTGCTGCTGAGTCCATAATTGCTTTTTGCATGGGAGAATCTATATCATCCCACCCATATTTACTTGCTTCATTACCTAGGGTAATAATTACTTCAACTTGTAAGGACTTAGCAAAAACATCTGTCTGCTTGGTAATGTTGAACAACCTAGTCGGATTGGACTTAATTGTTGTTTGGATCACCTCCCCCGTCGTAGGATCGAACAAAGGCTCAACAACCTGTGCATAGCAAGCAGTAGATGGTAAGTTTATTTTACCGTTGACATCTGGAGCTATAGTTACGACATATCTATTATTAGCTAAACCGCGTAGTTGATATGTTTTTATTGTTTTCTTCAGAATAAACTCTGCAACACTAATATCAACACCAGCCTCAGTACTAAGATCACTAACTAAATGCTCTCCAGAAACTAGCAACATATGGTTTATAGCTTCTGTATAGCTATATAAACCCATTACTTAGCTCCTTTCTTGTTATACGGTACAAGCTTATTAAGCATCTCTTGGCGTTTTTCGCATCCACAACCAGGCTTTTGTTTAATACCAACAGCCTTGGCTATTTTAGCAATTGAATCACCAAGTCCACGGGACGATTGTTGTATTGGATTATATGGTTTAAGCATAAATCCTCCTTTTTAAAAAAAAATGCCTAGGGGATCTTTCGACCCCCTAGGCACAAAGTATTAAGTTATCAAATTATGAAATTGAATGAGTACCCTGAATAGCAGCGCAAAGTTCTGGTCTTAGAATACCAGCACCACCCATGATGCTAGCAACTGTAAAGAATGTGCCTCTACGGACATCCTTTACGGTTTCAACCTTCATACCCTGTAGACGCATTGAGCAAATTGCGTTTTTCTGCCAAATGAGTGCTTTAACTGGCTTAACAGGACCAGTTGGGCCGCCGGTATCCTGAGCAGAACCAGTGGTGAAAGTACCATCAACGTCACGACACCAATCGAAGTTATACTTCTGGTCACCAAGATCGCGGATTACACCAGCGGTTGTAACTAAACCAGTAGATGCACTTACTACTCTGGCTTTGTTAGCGGTTGAAGCTACAGCACCTGTACCAGTGCCATTTGAAAGTACGCGATTACCATAAAGCTGACCAAGGTGATTGCTCTTGATAATCTTAACGCCCATATACTCTAGCATATCGGTAATACCGAACATGCCTTGGTTTAGGCCAGCACCTAGACCACCAGCTTCTGATACACCACCAAAGAATGGTCTACCAGCACCACCGACTAAACCAGTAGCATCACGGGCAATACCAAGAGCTCTGATGTCGTGGAAAGCAGCTGGGGTTACAGCGCAATATACTTCACCTGAAGGAACGTCGCTTTCCTGTAGGTTAACCATGTACATTTCAAGATAACGAAGAAGCTCTAGAGCTGCATCGGTTCTATCAGTATCAGTTACAGAAGTACCTCTGTTACCAAGGTTGTTGAACTTGGAGTTACCATCAAACTTGAAGCCACCACCATAGTTAGCATTGTTCATACCAGCTAAACCAGTACCAAATGGATTGCGGTTATCAGCAAATGCGCCTTGTGCAATCATGCAAGCAATTTGCTTGTCACGGACGTTAGCTAGAGCAAGGCCAGCCTGACGGGCTAGTTCTGCTCTATAGTCCCACTGGGTAAGCATAAGGTGGATATCATCTAGTTCAAAATAAGCGGCCATAGGACGCTGATCAAGTGAAATATCGAACCAACCTGGTGTTGAAATACCTGAATCACCGACTAGTTCTTCACCAGCACTCCAAATACCCTTGTGACCGACTACACCAGTAATTGGGAATCGTTTAGTAGTACCTGATTCAATGGTTTCAGTAACAACCATTGGTTCAAAAATATTGTACTGGTCATAAGCATTTAGAACCTCGCCAGACCAAACAGGCAACCAGTAGTCTGGGTTTGCAGTACCAGAAACACTGGGTACGCTGGATTGAGAAGCGGCTTGACCACCACGGGGCCATAAGTGGTTTTCTGCACTTAATGAACCGCCATCTGGACCTGAATCAATTGGGAAAATGTTTGAAAGACTG